GGCAGTAGCAACCAATATAATTACACTTGGCATGTAGCATTGTAGATACCTGCTTCATGTTTATCTTGCTCGCATCTCCTGCATCACGGCAGTTCTTGCATATCATTACCATATCCTAACTGCTGTTACACAAGGGTCTCCACCCTCATCAAACTCTTCAAGTTCTTCTTCGGTCATATCAAGCCACTCATGGGTACTGCACGTAGGTGCACTAATCCACTTGCGATTCATCCCGAAGTTCAACCACATCCAGAACATCTTGCTCTTCATTTATTACCTCCTCGTTATCATCATCCTTGAATGGTGCAAAGCCACCAAGTTTCCTGACTATCTTGTTCAGTGCACGATTAGCAGCCATAGCCGTAGCCTTAGGTGATGGTCGCTCACTGTTAGTATCCTCGTGCAACTGTGTTGAGTCTACATCTTGAGCGTAGAACAAGAACACAAGGTTCTGTTCCACCTCATCTAGTTGCTCAAAGGCACGGCGGATGTCAGCACCATAAGCCATCCAGTCACCAGACTCCGATGGAGCCTTGGTGCTACGACCCATGTTGGTCATTGCTGTTTCTAGTTTCTCCCAGTTGTCCGTGAGTACACCAGGAATAAGCATCTTAACAAAGTCCTTGCTGTACCAGAAGTTATCCATTGCGTTGTAGCCCTCGGCTACTGCCTTCTCCTTGACACAGTAATCAAGAGCAGCGTTACGTAGGGACTTAGCAATCAACTTGTCACAGGACTTCTCGTCCTGCTCAGCCTTCCACCTAGCAATGTTGTTAGGGTGTTGGGCAAACCATAGCCACAGTTCCTGTTCAATGTCAGCACGTTCCACCATGTTGTACTTGTTACGGTACTCACTGGCAATCTGCTGAACCATGTCATAGTATTCTGTTACTTGTTCTTCTTGTAGTCTGCGGATACGCATGGCATCTTCTACTTGGTTACACACTAGACATCACCATCTAATGCTTTAATTGTTGGGCATGGATAATCTGCCCACTCATAACCAGAATTTTGACCTATTTCACAGTGGTCACACCATTCATTGTTTTCTCCAAATGGCTTATGTAGTTCACGCACACGCTCAATAGCCATCAGGCTTCTGTCTGCAAGGTCTTTAATACTCACTTACCCCACACCTTTCCATCAACAACAAACGTGCCGTCCTTGTGGATAGGTATAAGTTTAGGTGTTACCTTTTGTCCGTCAATGTAAAGCACACCGATAGCCTGTTGCCAGTTGGCAATGCCACCCTTTAGGTAGGATGCTTTCTTCTGGTCCATTAGGTTACCTACTTCAAGTCCCCAAATGGTACGAGTGGATACACCTGATACAGATTCGGTGTAGTGCAGTAGCCCTGCTCTATGTGTATGACCACATACTACGGACATGCCAGTCTTCTTAGCCAAACCAAGGGCTGTCTGCCCACCAGTTTGATTCACAGAACCTTCATCGCCATGCAAGAGTAACCACTTAGGTGCCACTTCCCACGGCTTACTGTGGTAGGTGATACCTAGGTCTTTAAGGCGGAGGAAGTTCTCTAACTCAAACTCAGGGGCACCAAGCAAACCAGGTGCACGCTTCATAATGGTATTGTATAGACGGTCAGTGTGATTACTACGGGTCATATGTGTAACTTGTAGGTCTTCTAGAACCTGCACAGTTGCATCACGGTCACGACCAATGCTACGTTCATACTCCATTGGTGTGCCCATAGACCAGCGACTGATAGTCTGCATGTCCATCTCGTCACCAACGGATACCACATCATCAGGCTTGAAAGCCTTGATGAACTTGGCTACGTTAGCAACTGCTCGCTTGTCATGGTAGGGAACTTGCAGGTCACTAACGATTACTTTAACCTTCATGGTTAATCCTTTGGTTTGGGGAAAGTGCCATCAAGAATCATCATACCGATAACTCCGTAGTTGGCAATATCCACGAACGTATCCCTCAGCGATTCGTTCTCAGGCTTAGCACCTGACTGAATAAGGTTTACTAACCGTGACATCTTGTCATATAGCCGCACCTGTAGCCCGTTAAGTGGTCCACCTGGTGCGTTCTGTATGTTGTTAGGACCATAATCATTCTGTTTCTTGATTAAGATGTCAGATAATTCTTCATAGATATCCCATGAATCCTGCTCAAAGTCTGTTGGATACATGTCATCCCATGCGGTGAAGGTGACACATGCCTCGCATATGCAGTCATCATCTACCTCAAAGGCATCCTTGTTATCTCCAATGCCAAGGTCTCCCCTGACTCGGTTAAGCCAACCTTGGAAATCAGCAAGCCCATTTCCGAAAGCCTCCCAATCAGAAAGGTTATTTCTTCTTGAGTGAACATAGTCATCCCATTCATCCTTCATGTGGCTCATGCTGATACCTTGCTCCTTAGATAGTCGTACCCACGTGATAGGTACATTGAATTAACATCTTCACCGTCTGGCATCTGTAGTGTTACTACTGACGAGAGTTCTTTTGCGAGGTTCTTTGCGAAGTCCGACCCTGGTTGGTCACCGTCAGCAAAAACATAGACCGTCTCAAAGTCTTGGAGGATGCGTGAGTAATGTTTCTTCCACGAGTTCGCACCAGGTACACCCACAGCAGGGATGCCACACTTATAGTGCAAAGTAATCGCATCAATCTCACCTTCACATACCGCAATGTAATCTCCTGCTGATTGTAGTGCTGTTACGTTGTATAAACGGGTAGAAGTCCCTGGTAAACCCATGTATTTGGGTTCGCTGTTGTCCATGCTACGGAACCTAATGTCAACCACACCTGTTGGTGTGATGTACGGGATAACCAAGCGACCAATGTATGCCTCGTGACTAGGTAGAGGTTCTGCGACTACTCCGAGGTGGGCTGTAGCCCCGTCTTCTAGAGATAATCCCCTCTTTGCTAGGTACCCTTCTGCCAGATGAATGTTTGCCTTGTATGTTGCTGTGGCTTTCGCCAGTGATTGTTTCTGCGATTGTGATAGCCTCACGAAATCCCACTCCTTCTTTCTCCATAATAATTTTATAAGTATCACCCTTGACTCCGCAAGCATGACACACGAATATGTTTTCTGTTGTGTTGACACTAGCAGATGCAGTGCCATCCTCGTGAATCGGACATCTAATCTTTTGCCAGCCCCATGTTTCACGTATGTTTGTTGCACCGTAGTGTTCAAGCACAGGTTGAATGCTGTGCTTATCCATTATCTATCCGCCAACCATACTGTTACTATTGCAAATACTAGTATTATGGAAAATACTCCACCAAATGTTTGTATTATTTCTAGCATTAGTATCCTGCTTCCTCCAGTAGTTTAAACCACTCAGACACTGGCATAGTAGCGTACCACTTGCCAACATCTAAGGTGCCTGTCTTCTTGTGTATGACAACGCCTGTCTCAGCCTTGTCGTTAGCCATCTCAACTTCTAACTCTTTCAACCACATAGATAACTTCATCTCCTTGTGGTTCTTTACCTCTATAACAACAGCAGGTAAGCCAGCAATGTCACCACGGTCATTGACCCCATTAAGCGCACGTCTTTCCACATGTTTACGTCCCTTGCTTATCAGCCAATTAACTACGGCAGTCTCAGCAGACGTACCCTTTATCTTGCTCTTATTCATATCTGATTCCGTCCGCTATCATAGAGAACTGTAGTTGTTCTGCGACCCACTCTAGTGCACTGCACGCCTCATGTAAGTCTTGCTCACAGAAGTCATCACCGATATCACGGATGACCCTGATGATTTCATAGAAGGACACGTACTGCTCACCGTCATAGAACACACGGGATATGTGTCTGCCTTCCACCTAGTAATCATCTCTGTCCATGTATAGAAGTAATGCAAGTACTGCTATAAGTCCAAGGACTATCAACCATTCCACTATTGTTCACTTACCAGTCGCATAATAAAACCATTGACTTAAGTATTCTTTGAATGATATTGGGTATGTTAATCGTTCGCCATCAGCCCACACCTCATAGTAGTGCACTGTCTGTGTGCTGGTGTCACCCATGCCAAAGACAATAATAAAGTTAGGTTGTTTACACAGTTCCCATAGTGCAATGCTTTGACCAGCACGCATGTTGATGTCAGGTCTCTCCCCTGTACCATCCCAATGCTTCATCTCAACAATCAGAAACTTACCTCTACGTTCAGCGAAAAAAGGTACGAACCCATCCATGTCGGACATAGTGCAGTTGCCCCATGATTCTGTGAATCCCCAAGCATCCCACTGCCACGTATTTTTTAAGTGGGTTTCCATGTCACGGATGAAGTGCGTCATCTCTGCTCTTCTAAGTCTGCAATGAACATATATTCTGGCAGGAATTGCAACCACACTGGGCTATTACCCGAAGGGTCAGCCTTACCATAACGGTTCTTGACACTGGCAACACCAAGCATTCCGTCTTGTTGTCCCACCGTAAGAATGAGGGCTGGTAGTTGGTTAACCATTCCTTGGACTGCTGACCTAGGCTGACATGGCGTACCAGAATATCCTTCTTTAGTGTGATGCAGTACCACAACAGCGGCGTTCGTATCATGTGCCAGATACTTAAGTTCCTTGAGCGCACTACGCATAGCACCAAACTCTTCGCCACCGTCCATGTTAATGTCCATTAAGTTGTCAACAACAATTAGTGCAGGGCTTTCGCCAAGCGTTTCTTCTAGTGCAGTAACCTCATCATCTAAGTCGTTTAAACTAGGTGACGAATCAAATGACCAGTAGATGTGCTTGGCTTGCGCCAACTTCTGCTTGGCTAGGTCAGGTTGCTCGGAGA